TCATAGAGTCTTGATTCCTCTTGGAAGCGAGCTTCATCTTCTGCGTCTGTTCTTGTTTTGCGTTCAGCTGAAGTCTCAACAGGTTCATCTCTCATCCATTCCCATTCTTTATAGGCTCTTGGATCTTCTTCTTGAAGAATGTCTAAGAGATCGTCTACTCGTTCAGCATCCTTTTCATTAATAGGATAAGGAGCTGCTTTATCTCCTTTCTCTGGATATAAATAATCATCAATCTTTCTCAGAAGTTTGTCATAAGTTGGATCTTCAAAACTCCTGATGAAGTCAGACAGATCTGCCATCTCATCAGGTTCAAAGTCGAGTCTCCGTTTTACAAAGTCTTCGTCAAAAACTGAACCATGAATAACATTAAATTCTTGAGCTGCTTCATTAATTTGAATACCTATATTTAAGAATCCTTGTTTTATTCTTTCAACTTGTGCTGGATCAAAATATGTTTCGAGTGAATACTTTCTAAGCTTTTTATTATTTCTACCCTTCAAGTAATCATTGAATATTTTTTCAGTATTATGTGGGCCTATTCTTGCATGAATTTCAATCCATAACTCTTTAAAGAAGATCCCTATTTCTTGAACAAGTCTTCTAAATGTTCCTTTTGGTGCAAAATCAACTGGCGTATAATCAAGCATAAAATGATCTGTTAGCATCTCTGCGAAATATTCATCTACATCTGCAAATCTATAATTTCCCTTTGTATATCCTGTGCCAGATAAGAACTCTGTGAACTCTGTATAAGCAAGACTATGATCCTTTATCTTCGTTATTTCTTTTATTGTTTTCTCTGAAATCTCTCCTGTTGCTTTTACTTCTGCGTTAGCTATTGTTTGCTGTTCTTTCATCAGTTCCTTCATCTTCTTCATATCTGAAGGCGTCCCATCTTCCTCCCAATACTTAAGTTTTTTCTTCATACTTCTCTCATATTTTGCTCTTTGATTCTTCCACTCTTTGAAGTATCTCTTTATATCTGAGGCAGGTAAATATCTCGATAAACTATGCCATAGTTCATGTATCATTGTTTCATCAAATCTGCCTGTCTTTATTACGTTTGATCTAATTTCTATTAATTTTCTATTGAAACTAAATTGTCCAGGTGCTCCGATTTTACTATTAAAACTAAAGGCAACATCATCAAACATGTGACGACCAATAGTATCTATAAATTCTTCAACACTTTCTCTGTCTGCACGAGTGAACCCTTGTTTGCCTACTTGATCTTTAAGTCGTTTAATTATTTTTTCTGCACTTCTATAGTTTGAAAGAGTAATGCCTTTAGCTTCTCCGATAGGAACAGTTGCTTTAGGAATATTTGTTTTTAACTTTTCAATAATCTGACTAATAGATCGACCTTCTATTACTTGTGCTGCAATTACTTCATCTGTTTTCCCTTCTTTACCATAGAAATAAGGAAGATCACCTGACTCAATTCCATCAGCAAGATCCTTCGCTCTTTGCATAAAAGCATTTCTATATAAATCTGCATCAGAAGCATCTGCTGCTGCAAGAGGTCTACCTTCTTGGTCATACCAGTTCTTATCGTCAACACGCATCTCGCCTGTATCTTTAGCTCCAGCAACAGCTTCTCTTTCTTGTAATTGTCTAAGAATATCTTCATCGTCAGCAGTAATATCAAAAGTCTCACCACTTGGTTCTTCTATTTGTCTACTTGGTGGTAAAGGTGCATCTGTAACTTCAGTTGTTAATTCTGTTAGTCGAGCTTGTAATGATTTATTTCTTCTATTCCATTTATCCCATCTTCTATAAGCAGGAGTCCATTTCCCATCTTTCCCTCTAGCTTGACCTTTACCTGGCTTTGGTGGCTCTGGGCCTAGTTCATCTATTTGTTGTCTGATTGATTGAAGATCACCTTCTACTTTGACTTTCCTTTCTTTAATGAAGTCAACTCTTTTAACTGGTTTGTCTAGTGATTCTCTTGTTTTCTTCCAAGCAGCTTCTCTCCATTCTGGAGATTTATGTGCAAAGGCTTGGTCGAATTTTCTTCTATCTGTTTGTGTTATCTGTTTATTTCGTCTATCTAATACTCTTCGATCTGTTAGGGCAGTCTGAATTTCAGGAACCTTCTCTAATGCTGCTCCTGCTTCTATTGCTTTGTCTCTATTCTTAGACCATAGTGGATTTGGTTTTCCATTTAATGTCTTAGGAGTATTCAAAAAAGTATTTAATTTAATTCTTGAATCAATTACTTTTACTGCTGATGCTGTAGAGATAGCTCCACCAATTCCAAGATCAATAAAGCCTCCTTCTAACGCATTTTTAAAACGACCTTTTAATCCTTCATCTTCTGGATTAGTTGCAAGCTGATTAACAAGAGGAATATGTTGAACATTATTAAACCAATTATTGCTATTAGCAGCTAAGTCATATAGGCGACCTTCATATTGATCGAATCCAGCAAAGTCTATTAATGCTGCTCTAGGACTTGTTGCTGTTGCTGTCTTGATTCCAAACTTCGTAACATCTTGCAGAGTCCTTGGAGCAACAGGAGATTTTCCTACTGTTTTAAGAATCCCTCCTTTTAATTGTTGTGACTTAGCTCCTGCATAAGCAAGTGGCTTTGCTAAAGGAGTTGCTTTTAATCCCCAGTTTGCAATGCGTAATGCCTTACTGAGCATCACCCATTCAAGACCAAACTGAAGTATTCCTGTTCCTATATCTTCAACTATTCCACTACTTTCTAATGGCTTTGGCTTCCAATCACCTAGTCCGAGTATTGGCTTATCAGGCTCTGCAAAGGAAGTTCCAACTGAAGCATCAATCCACGGAGTAGCTGCTGCAATATCTCTAATTGTGTCGCTACCTTCCTGAACAGCATTAATTCCTGCATTAACAAACATGCGAGGAACAGCTTTTGCTGTACCTATTGCAGCTTCCTTAATATCAAAAGGTTCAGCATTTTCTCTAGCTTCTGTTATTTCTCTACGCTGCTGGTCAGCTGACGACTCAGTTCTATCTACCCATTCATATTTTTCCTCCTTAGTCTCAGGATCAATAACAAGTTGATACGACATTAGCTCTACGCAATATTAGACCTTCCGCCTATGGTACTGGAATCTTTGTTCTTAGGCACTTCTTTTACTGGTAAAGGAGGTAAGTATTGAAGTATTGAACTAGCTGCTTCTTCTTTTGTTATTGTTCCATCTCCGTTTTTATCTAGGCCACTGTTCTGGTCATATCTAGTGTTTGGTTTTTCTTTTGTTCCTTTAGTAAATAGGACATAATCATTTGGTTTCCCTGCTGCTACTGGGAAAAGAATTGACATATAAACATCTTTAAAATCATCTCCTGGTCTTGTCCATCTCTTCAGATGTTTAGCAACTAATTCAAGTTGTTCTACTCTTGTCATATTGGCTGCTTCTTCAGTTGTTACTCCCCATTCTTTTAGAGTGTCTGGCATGAATTGAATCAATCCAACAGCACCTGAGCCTGATTCTTTAGTTCCATCTTTACCTATATTGTATTGCCCAGGATCATAAGTACCACCTGTTTCAAATCCCATTACTGCCCATAAATAATTAACTGGAATATCTAAATCAGAAGATAGTTTTTCAACTGCTGATACAAATTCTTTGTCGTCAGTTACATCTTTAGGCAATGTATAGCTACCTGTTTCTATTCCTTCTGGATATAACTCTGTGTTGTCAGATGGATCTATTCGAGGTGGTGGCGTTGGCTCTTTCTTTAGTACCCCTGTTAAATCTGTTGATGCTACTAATGTTCCTCTATCTAATATTGAAGAGCTTACTTCATTATTTTTTTTTGCACCTTCAAATTGGAATTGGTCATTACGTTCATCAGGGAAAACTCTATCTAAACGCTCATAGAATTTTGCACTGAGAGGACGGTTATGTAGTTTTGCTTGAAGTGTAAAATATTCTTTAGGCGACATGTCTTTGCTGATTCGACTAAGAATAGCTTTTGTCTCTGGGCCATAGACTAAAGCTCTCGGTAATAAGTTCTTTGCCTGTGGAGTTCCAAATCCTGAGCCTACTGGAGTTTCAGCTGTTGGAACCCAATTCCAGAAAGGTAGGTTTTTTCCAGTCCAATTTTTATTTTCTAAAACAACTGCGAATTCTTCAATCATCTCCAGTTGCTTAACAAGTATTGGAGTTGAATATAAAGTATCTTCTCTGACTGCTGTTGCTAAAGCACTATTTTGCTGATCGTTTCCTCTACCATTTAATCTTCCGTCTAAACTTGTAATTAATTCTTTTGGAGTTTGATAGGTAAATTGAGTAGATCCTTCGTTGTTATTATCATCTCCTTCATTATTATTAGTTAGATCTTTATTAGTGCCAACTTGGATATTCTTATCTTTATTTATTCCTGTTTTGTTTTGTTTTAACTTCGTACTTGCATTCTGCATTTCAGTATCTAATTTACTTGTTAATTCATTTAATTTTTCAAGTCTTTCCTCTAGTGGAATTGGTAATAAGAAAATTGCATTAGCCTCTCTCTTGAATTTTGCAACTCTTGCTAAATAAGCATTTTTATCTTCTGGATCCCATTCATCGAAACTCTTCATAGTCTTACCAGTCTTATCTCGATAATATGCCTCTATATATCCAGTAGCAGTTGCAATCTTTCCATCGCCACCATTCTTCCCATTCATCTCATCATTAAAGATACTCTTCTCGTTCGTATAATTAATATTAATATCTGGTTCTAATAGTCCATATTGATCTCTTGATATCCTATCTGTCCTAAAGAAATAATTTAAAAGACTTTTATTTAAAGTTGCTTGATCTGGATTTTCAGTAATTCGTTTTTTCAACCATTGATAATTTTCTTCTCTTTGTCCAGCAGTACGAGTATCTAAGAATTGTTTTTTTAATCTTAATAACTCTTGTCTATATTCATAGGCTTCTATTCCTGTTGAAAACTTCTTATCAGCATCAAATAATAATTGATCTATCTTACTAACTACACCTGAAAGATTAATAGCATTTGGGCCTGAATCAATATAATATTCTACGTCATCAACAACGACAGTCCTTTGATCTTGACCATTAAGTATAGGATCAATCTCTGGTGTCTTTAAATCAGCATCTTGTTGATTGATATTTGCATAATCTATTCGTGCAGCATTTCCTGCTGTATTTTTATTATTACCATCCCTTATTCTTTGTGCTTCATTTCTCTCAGCTCCTATAGCAAGTTCCCACATATTCTCAAGGACTTGTTCTCCTCCGACTATCTCTGATAATAATTGTCCGTTACCTGCTCCTATTCTTGTATTCTTTAAAAGAGTTAAAGCTATATCAGCGTTATCATTAAGATTCTCTGTATTAGAATTAAGTATTACTCCATTAGCAATAGTTGTAAGTAACGCATTCGGTTCAACTTGTTTCTGATAATTCTTTATTGATGTACCTGACTTTTGATTGAAATCAGTGATAGCACCACTGAAATTCATCCCTGGAATTACTTGAGCAGGAGTGTCACCATCTGAATCAATTGTATATCCTGTAATTTTATTTTGACTTGCAGTGCTTGCTTCTATAATTATGCTTCCAATTGATGTGTTAAAAGTGCTATTTGCTTTATTATCTTTATATGTAGCATGTTCTTTTGATAGTGTACGTCTTGCACTATATATAGCTGCTTGAATTTGAGGTTGTAGTTCTAAATATGCAGCAGTATTATCAATATTATTTTTAAAATAGTTAGTTGCATAATTCGACCATTCCTCAGTAGATGGATTAATAGGAATTATCTCTCCTGATTGCTCATCTATCCTGCTTTCATCTAAAGAAGAAGCATTATAATCATTGAGTGCTACATCATTAAATCCACTAACAAGTGCTAATCCTTTATTCTTCGCATTTACAATTACAAGTTCTCTTTCAACTCTCTGATCCATTGAAGAGAAAATCCCATAAGAATCAGAAGCATTCTCATCTGTCTCAGCTTTTTTCTCTAACGCATTCTTAGCTGCATTTAATTGAGTATTAGATTCTGCTGCTTTTTCCTCTGCTTTTCCCCTAGCAGCTTTATCCATTGCCTTCTGAAAATTCCAAAAGTCAGGGGTAAATTGTTGAAGCTTTGTATTAACCTCGCCTAGATCCTTAACTAAATTCTTTAAATTTTGATCATTTGCTGGTGCTTCCGAAAAACTTTTGATTTGAGGTGCTTGAGGATAAGTTAAAGCTTGAGACCTATAATAATCGTTTGTACTAACTCTTATTGGCTGACTTGGATTTGTACTTCCTGATATTTTAAATTCTTTTATTGGCGTACTTGTTTCACCACCAGCCGATGAAAGTCTTCCAGAACTCTGACGATCAGAAGTTCCTTTAGTTTTACCGTGAGTGTACTTACCAGTTCTTGCCATAGTTAATTAGGAGAATTATCGGACATATCCTTTACTCCATCCCTTCCAATCATAGTTTGCATTTGAAGCCGCACTACTCCAATTCATACCTGCACTAGCACCTTGTAATCCAGCACTTAGTAATGCTAACCCTGTATTACCTCTGACTTTCTCTTGTAATATTGGTACAGCTGGGCCATAATCCACACGTTTAATATAAGGATTAAGACCAGCTCTCCTACTTGCCAATCTAATATTTGCACTACGTTTATCTATATTTGATTGAACACCAGTAAATGCTAAATTCCTGTTTGTATTCCAATCAAATTGTCCATATTTAGCATCAACATCCGCTAATAAATTAACAATATTAACGCCTCCTTTACCTGTTGCAAGAATTTCTCCTTGAGCACTTATCGCTTCTAACTTCTTCTCTCTCTTTTTAATTGCTGATTCTTCTTGTGCTTGAGCTATCTGTAAATTAATTTGTGCTCTTTCTTGCTCAAATGCTTTATTTGCCATAAATTCACTTGTCTCATTAGCTAATTCTGTACTCATTTCCTGCTGTCTTTCTCTGAAATTATTAGCTTGAGACTGAAGTTTATCTTGTTCAAATCTTGCAACTGCATTCATATTTGCTACTTCTATCTGCTTGTTCTGCATCTTGATCTGATTCTGGTACTGCATAAAGCCCAGACCAGCTGAAAGAACACCAATAATGACAGCAGGAGGACACATCTTTTAAATCCTCACGAACTCGTAGAACATCTGAGATTCTGGCCCCCAGTTTAAATGTTTTTTAATGAAGGTAAAACCTAACCAATCAATCCATTTTACATGGACTTCATTCCTTGCATCAACCATATTAAAAAGAAGTGGATATAAAGATTGCATCTCAACTAACATCTCCTTTGATTTTCTGAGAAACCATCTTCTATCAATGGAATCATCAACCATTGATTGACATCCTAACAACCAAATACGTCCTATGTCTTTTCCTTCAGGAACAACTCCACCCATTGCCATTAAATGACCATGACGACTTACAACTGTTAGACATGGCTTACTCATAAAATAAGCATAGAGCAAACCACCTTTAGGACAAGCACCTGTCTGCGCTTTTACTTCAGCAACATCTTCTCTCCTCATATTCTCTGCAACTATTGCAACATCTGTCAGCTTTGAAGGTCGTACAATTGCCATCCTCAAATCCTCCTTGCTCTTTGCTGTAACCAGCCTTCCCATTCAGCCGACTGAAAAACACAAGGCAAAGGACTACTACTTACTAGTTCAATCTTTGCATCAGTATTTCTAGTCATAACAGGAACTCTGAAACTCTCTTTTGGAATGCCAACTTGACCTATTACGTTCGATCCAACTTGTATCCCATTATAAGGATAAGTAAATGTATCTCTTCCCGCTGGAGTTATTTTTAATTCAAATGAAGAAGTTTTATCAAAGACAACTGACCATTTTCTTAATTGTAAATAGGGGCTAGTTGCAACAGAGATAGTCCCTGATTCATCCTGTTGTTTTAAGTAAGGAGTACTAAATTCATAAGTCATATCATAAGATTCTCCTATATAAAAAGTAGAGGTACTAACATCACCATTAACAGTTATCGTTCCATTATTAGAAGCATCCCCTACTGTTTCTGCTGTAGGAGTTAAAACCTGTCCATGCTTTAACTTGATTAATGCTTTAAATTTATACGTATTAGATGCAGCTTGTTTTATAAATGATATAGCTTCATTAGCTTGAATTGTTTTACCAAACAAATAAGAAGGAAAATCACTAATTGTAACAGTCGCATTACCTGTAGTTTTAGCTGTAGTTGATCCTCCTGTACTGCTAATAACTAATCCTCCTGTATTTACAATTGTAATAACTGCATTAGTAGAAGGTTGAGAAGTTGGGAAGCTATTAATATCTGTATAGTTTGTTCCTCCGACTGTTAAAGGTCTGCCTACTACTTTAGTCACTCCAGTATTTGCCAATGGATATGGCAATGTAATTGTTGTTTGAGCATTTAAACCACCTGCATTTGTAACACTAAAAGTACAATTTTCCTCTGCTGTTTTTCTATCTAATAGAATTTCTATCTCTGTCCCTATGTCAACACTTTCAGGACGCAATGAGGCTTTCTCTAAATAAACACCATCAGCATATTCAGCAATAATATAAAGATCATTATCTAAAATTACAGCTGAAAGAATAGATTTACTACCTTTCATTTCCCAGTAAGACCAAGCAGATTGCAATTTAGTTTCATCTGAAAAAAGAAATTTATAAATATATAAACGTGTCGGTTCATCCTTGCTAATCAATACAATTGTTTCTTCTGAAACAGAAGCAGCTATTGCAACTAAGTTCTTAGGAATATATCTAGGAACTGATGCTGTTACCTCAGCTGAGATAGGAGTTGAACCTGTTACATCTGGTATATAAAATTCACGTAACCCAGTGAAATTACCTTTGTTAATGGGAAAGAAAACAGTACGACCTACACCTATAGGATCAATCAAATCAATTGAATCATATTTCGTCATTGCTGTAATCGTTGCAGTCCTAGGAGTCAATGGAGCACCTAAACCTGTAGATCCTGTATCTAATCTGAACTGCCCATGAGGACTAAATAAGAGCAAGGTGTTGGCAAATGCCATGCTTGAGGTCAAGAAATTAATATCAGTACCACCTGTGCTTACGAAGATAGGATCACTGTCTACAACTGTTTGAACAGTTTCAGGCCAAAATCTTTTGTAATCATCAGCAGCTGATAGACATACATATTCATCAGATAAGAAAACCAATCTATTTCTGAATACATTAATATTTTTAATAGTCTCTCCAACAAAAGGAGGATTAGGAGCACTAGCTGTATCTCCTGCAATTCTATGTGTCCAAGTATGTTTTTGAAATGTAAACGTACCATTAGCATTTCTAATTAAAGTATGAGGCATTGTCGTTGCCTTTAACTGATAGACAATATTAGGGCCGACTGTTTCTCTCCAGATACCTTTACCACTTGTCCCTCCATCAGTAGTCTCAAACTTTACATAGTAATCATCTGCTTCTGTCGAACTTGAACCAATAACTTTGAGTATTTGACCGTTAATTCCTTTAAGTGGAAGCTGTTGTATTGCTTCTATTTCATCTTTTATCCCTACAATAAACATGTCAGCAATCGTGTCACTAACAGCAATTGTGAATGTTCCTCCATCATCCTTAACTATCTTCAATAAATAATCTTCAATTGTTGTCGCTGTATATTCTGACCCCAAGGTACTGTCATTATTAATTAGATCTCTTAATCCATCACATACACTCTTGTTACTAGGAGCATTAGAAGATGAACCTGATCCAATGATAGGTGTAGTGAATTCCTCCTTAACTTCAGTATGGTCATCAGCATTTAATGTTACTGAGTAAGTAGTATTGTACTCAGCTTGCCTAATAAATACCAAGCCAGTACTAGCAGAAAAAACTGGAGAGGTTGTAGTCTCTGTCTCGATTGTCTTCTCTTTATTTGTAATAAAAGTATGGTCTGCAATGCTTCCTAATCGAAAAGAGTTTGCAGGTTCTGATGTATTTGTTATATCAAGATAAGTTTTTCCGTCTGGAAAACTAACTGTTTGTTCAACTCCAGCCAAGCTAAATACTTTTAAGTCTCCATCAGTTATATAGATTAAGTATTGAACAGATCCATCACGGTCAACAATGCTGCTAAAAGGTCTGGTACTTCCTGCTGTACCAGTAAACATTCTTGCTTGATGATAAAAAGGAGGACGTTTCTTCAAGCCTTCAACAGAACTAGAAATACAATTAACAATTTTCTCTGCTTGGGATGCAAGTCTCAAAGCCGCTGGTTGCTGACTTACTCCATTGATAAGGTTCGGAATTGATTTTGTAACTAATGGCATGACTATCTAATAAGCGCACGATGAGGTCTATAAGTAGAGAAGTGTCCAGTTTGATTTGTATTTCCTCGAAGCATACTATGTTCATCTCTTGTTGTTTCTTCTTCTAAGAAATGACTTCTTGCTTCTAGCTCGGCTGTCAAATTAATCTTTGCATAGTCTTCACTGCCTACTGTTGCTTCTTGTAACTGTCTTCCAGCTCTAACCATGATATATCTTCTTGCATGTTCAGGTAATTCTAACCAATCAAGAATTATTGTTACATCACCTTTCAAATCTTCTGTAAAAGTATAGAGCTGTTTCTTTCTATCGTATAACTTTCCATTTCTAAGAATGATGTCATATTCAGGATAAAGATAGGGATCAATATATACACGAGTTGTAGAGAATCCCAGCTCTATCTCATCGGCAGCATTCCTTACTAAATCTTTCTCGTAGTCAGTATTAAAAGTCCAACCTTCCGATTGCACCTCTCTAATTGCACCATTTAATGCATCTTGTGCTTGTTTCGCAATTCCTACTTGCCCAACCAAACTATTAACAGGAGCCTCACCTGTCATTTGAAGAACTTTATTTATTGCTTCCAGTTCAGTTGTAAGAGTTAAAGCCATGAGGGAAAAGAAAGAGGAGGGCAATACTGAGCCCCCCATGTTTAAAGATTAGCTAGTAGCCCAGTAGATCTCAACTGCACAGTCAGGACGTAGAACGCCAGTACCGTGAGCCATTGAACCCACCATAAATGTTCCCTGCCATAAAGCATGAACATCAGAACCAGTTTGCTCCATCTTGAGATCCATCAACTTCACAGTACCAACAGCTTGCTTGTTAAATACAAGGCCTACGCTGTCAGTGTAGTTAGCGTGATAGGTGTTGTTCTCACCTGTTACAGCAGATCTGTTTGTAGTAGGAAGATGGTTGGACTTGACAATGCTAATACCAGCAACCTTCAAGACTGTTCCATCTGCATACGCTCCAGATCCACCCCAGTCTCTGTTGAGGACATCAGTCGTTTGAGCCAACTTGTAATATTCTGTTGGGCCAAGAACAACGTAACGATTATCTTCAGGGACATTGTTGATGTCCATCTTCTCGGCTGCTGTCCATAGAGCAGTAACTAAGTTTGCACCTGTTACAGCTGCCTTAGTTGCAGCAACGATCTTGATGCGAGTACCACCAGGGAGATCAGTGTTGAAGTTAGTCGCAGTTCTTGCAGCTTGAGCAAGAGTTGCAGCTACGTTCTGGTCGAACTTATAGGCAAGCTGATTGCCCATCTCGACAGAATACTGAGATCTAACATCGTAGTGATTCTTGGCTTCATCAATATCAGCTAGGAAAACTTGGCTAACAAGCTTGTCATCAATGTTGATGGTAGCTTCAGCGTGCTTGATAGCAGCACCTGTCAGCTGGGTTCCTGGCACATGATAGGCAGTTGAAGCGTTTCCAATTATTGGAAATTGTGCTGATTTGCCTGATGAGATTGTCCGCACATTGTGCAGAGATTCAAATACGGTTGCCTTACGGAAAGATGAAAGAACTTCTCCAGAAAAAACTTTAAGGAAAAGAGCATCATAAGCAGTACCCGTATTGTTAACCAGGCCCAGCCTGGATACGGTCATGTTGGACATGAATTAATACCTAGAAAAAAGAAAGAGGGTTTCCCGACCTCGCTTCCTTCCACTGAGGGTATCCGTCGCAACGGGCCAAAGTTTCAGTCAATAGGTCTAGATATCTAAATAATAACTCTTAAACGACATTTGACCTAGAAAGTTTTTCTTCTACTGTCTTTCTAAATGCAGGGTCTGAAGCATAAAGAGGATCATTCATAGCAGCAACGACTTGAGCCATTGAATCAAACTTGGCTTTAGTTCCTTTCCTATTAGTCCTTCCACTGACTAGCTTTGGCTCTTTGTTACCTTCTGCCATGTAACGAGCATTTAATCCAGCTACAGCAAGTTTTACCATGTCATAGTTTGGATTTTTGATTGCCATATCAAAAGCAGCCTTCTCACTATCTGTTAAGACTCCAGCTGCCCAACCAATCATTTGTCCATAAGCAGCCTCTCCTCCATACAGATCTTGTATCTCTTTAACTTGTCCCTGTTGTAATTCAGTATCTCTTTGAGCATTAAATTGAATGCCCTGAAGATAAGCTTCAACCATGTCACGACTAAACCCTGCCTCCTTTAATTCACCATAATCTTCATCTGTTAATTGACCTGATTCCTGCCATCTACTATTCATTCCTTCGTAATCAATCTCAGCCTCTTCAAACTTGCTTCCTATGTAATCACCATAAATTTCTTTAGCACCTTGAGGAGTTTCTGTTTCTCCTTGTTCTGGCTGATCTTCAGTGATTCCAGAATCTTCTGGAGATTCCTGACCTAATTGCTTTTGGAGTTCGAGATAACCTTTCTCCAACTCCTCTTGCGATTTGTACTTACCAGCAAGCAGCCCAGAGTCTTCTGTCGTTTCTGTTGATTGTTCTGGTGCTTCTGCTGTAGTAGGAGCGTCTTTAATAGTGAGTGCTTCTGGCATGGTGGGTACTAGCGAATTGTGTAATGTTGATCATCGTCCTGAGTTACACCAGGACTAGGGGCTTTAACTTTAGGCTTGACCTCCTGTGGGGCCGCTGGGGATTCCTGGCTCTTGGACTGGTTGGGGGAGGGCGTTTGCTGTGTCTCCTCCTTCGGTGAACTGGGGGCCATAAGGTGCTCCTTCTTTAGTGTAATTGTCAGCTACTTTCGCAGCTGCGCCTGACTGCATTGCAGACAACATCATTTGTTGTTGCTGCATTTGCTCTTGGTCAGCTTGAGATTGAACTTGCTCTTGCTGTAATTGCTCTGGAGTCTTAACTAGATTAGTCGTATCAATGGAACCACTTGCAGCTAAACGCCTTAAAGCTTCTCCCATATTTAGATACTGAGCCATCACTTCAGGGCCAAGAGCTTGATTAGCGATAGAGATAAACTCAACAAGTTTGTTGCGATCATCTCCACGACCAATAGCTTCTAAACCTGTAACAGGTTTTGGATTAACTAATGGTTCACCTGTTTGTTCGCTATTAGGAAAGTTAGGTAATTTCTTCTGTCTTTGCAAGATGTAGATAAGTCTATGCACTAGTGGCAGCTGCAACTCCTGGGTCAGGATGGAGTACAAACCTCCGATGGATGCTTCGAGTTCCTGTGCCATAAATCTAATTTCTTCTGCGGTAACTCTTTCCCCAGGCCTTTGAATTGCAGTGTTAAGCAAGAAAGCAAACTGTAATCTGCCTTCAATTCTTTCAATTGTTTGTTGAGCTATTCCTAGATCTTGAGCTTTCTGACTTTGAATGACACTGACATCAGCCGCATTCCCCTGAATTATTGAACCATTTGCGGCATTAGCAATTGTTCTTGGTCTGGTAGTTCCATTTGGATTAACTAAAAAGAGAATCTTTGCAGCAGCTGCACTACCTTCAAGAACACTTTGATATAACGACTCAAGAGAAAGTAAATCTCCATAGAACTGTTCAATAAATGAGCGTCCATATTCTTCATCTGAGAGTCGATTAAATCTGAGGCAAATCCAGGGACTACATCTTTGTGGACACATTCCATATGTATTTGGAACTTCTTCTCCTTTAGCTTCTTGATACCAAGTGGCAACTCCTTTATCAAACTTAACGCAGGTATAAACCTTAACTGTTTTCTTTACAGGGCCAGTAATTTTATCATCTTCTAATTTATCTGCAAGAAATCCTTCAGGTAAAGCTTCTGGATAAACTTCTTCTTCGACAATAATCTCTGTGATCTTTCCCATTGGATCACGTTGCACACAATAGTTCTGAAGATGAATAACTCGTATTCCTTCTGGGTTTACATAAAGTAATACATTTCCAGAAACTAATAACTGCTTAAAAGCTTCATGGAGAGAAGCTCTAGCTGACATAGTTTCAAGCATTGTCATTACTGCTTGCTCAACTTTGACCAACGCAGTATCAAGTTCAGTCTTTATTTCTGGGCCAGCTTCTTCTACATTCAAAGCAAGATTATCTATTTCTAATTTAAAGAAGGGAGTATTTGGTGGAAATAAACTTAAGCCAAGCTTATTTGCTAAATGTAATAAACCTCTAGCTCCTGTTGATTGATATGGAGTTTTTAAACGACCTTGATCTCCATGTACTTCATTGGTAAAGAGAGAAGGAATTGTTACCTTTGCTGAATCAACAGCTCTATCTTCATACGGATTGCGATTAGTTTTTAACTGTTCATAACGAGAAGCAATAGTACCTTCCTTTGGTTTAGAAGGTGCTTTGCCTTGTTGAGCATCAACATTAGTGGTGATGTTTAATTCCATAATTTAAACGATACCTAGGCCTGTACCTTGAACCTTTCTTTTCAGTCTATCTTTTCCAAAGCCTAAACCAGAACGATCAGTTAAAGCAGAAGCTGCATATTCAGCAGTTCTAATTGGGCCTTTCCCTGGTCTAGCTTCAGCAGCTTTTTTCTGTTCTTCTGCTCTGACTTTCTGCCAATCAAACTGTACTCCCCATTGTCTTTTACTTTCATCGAACTGTTCTTTCGACAAAGCTAGGGACTGTCTTTGAAGCTCAAGGCTTTCTCCTTGACCAGAACCACCTCCTCCACCACACATAACAATCAATCCTCATTAAGCTTATTTTGTTCAGTGTAGACGGATTCCAGCATTCTTACCAATTCAACTTGACCTAAGTATCTCCATATCTCTCTATCAGGAGTTTCAATAGAAGGACATTTATCTGGATAAATTTCTTTTAAACGACGGATAAGCATCTCATCAATCGGAGGCCAAAGCATATCATCATCATTCATAACTATTTAGGGTCTTTAGGAAACATCATAACTTTAGATACTTCAAAATCTAGTAGTTCCCATTCGTCTGTGTCAGTAGCAACTTCCCATGCTTGATCCATATTTGCTGCCATCACCACAGTTTGAAATCCTCCACAATATTCAGACGACATACCTATAAAAGCACCAGGGATACGAATCACAAAAGCTCTTGGCCTTTTAACGTCCGATTTTTTCTCTATCGGGCATCCAGGTTTCTTTTCCTCGACTTTGCGGGAGCGATGCAAGAGGAATCCCAAGTATCTTTGCGTCGAGAGCTCCTTCAATATCTCCCTTGTGCGCAGCCAATTCAAGATCCCAGAGTTCTGCTTCACGTTCTTTAATAGCTCTATTTTCATCTATAGCAAGAGACTCATTCCAGTATTCAATAGCACCAGCTAATGCGTCTAATCTGTCATCATGTTGTAAACAATTCTTATCGACAGTTAAGTGTGTCATCTGGTGAAACAGCTGATATGCCAAGGCTGTTTCTATCGGATCATCTTCTCTAGGTTGTGAATCTTTTTCGACGACTGACCTATTAATTATTAATCTATGTTGATTTAATACTGGTTCAAGAGCATTAATGATTCTTCTTTCCTTTTGGATATTGCTTCTAACTGGTTCAATAGTGCATGGGTAAATATTTCTCAAATAAGGTTGGAGCAAACTTTGCAACATTCCTTGTCCGAACTGGTCTTCAAGAAGAATCAGTTTTACTTTCTGTCGTTTTGCTGCTTGGGCTAGACCTTCTAAAACTGGCTCTGTATAACCTTCTCTAAAAGCACCGACCTCTAAAACAAATAAGTTTCCATTTAATTGAGCGACTATTGCATAAGCAGTTTCATCCATACCCCTACCTGAAGGGTCAACAAACATCACGCATCCTTGAAATTCAATCCACTCTCCATGAATAAATGCAGGTCGATGATAATAATCTCCACTAAAGCCGACAGTCGGTAAATCATTAATTCTATATTCAGCCCCAGAAGACCAGACCAGTTTCTCTGGTGCATTCTGATCTACTTCCATAACAATTAAGTCGTTTAACCTAAGTGGGAACTTCTGAAGATCAGAAAGAGTAGTATCAAGTTGGAATTGGAGCGTAAATTGTGAACGTCCGTAACTGGCTTCTCTCTCGATTAGATCCATCTCAGAGAAACGATCAGGATCCGTTGGCATATTTTTTCTATCTATGCATCTCTCCAGAACCACTGGAGCGAGAGCATCTCCATACTTATCAGGATTCTTTGGATAACGAGAAGGCCAGATACGACACTGATAACTCTTAGTTCTCAGCTTGTTATAGATACTTTCTTCTGTTTGAGGCGTACCTAAGAACAGAATTTCTCCTCCTGGTTTCAGGATTGCATTAAATTCTCCGACTGAGTGTAATAATTTCTCTCTCATTCCTACTGTCCAAGCAGTATTAGGAACCTCAACGTCATCAGCAAGTATTAAATCTGCCCTAGATCCAGTTAACTGCCCAAAAATACCCACTGATTTCACAGAAGGACTCTGATCTGGGATAGATGGCCTTACATCAAACCTATTACTTGCACTTCTTTGCTCATCTCTATCAGGATCTAGGCATTTCAGTATCTTCATCTCTCTAATTAGCCTTAAACAGAACTGTGCAAAGTCATCAGCCCTTGTTTTACTAGCCGACACCACCATAATCTTCTTCTGTGGGTCGTTTCTTAATAGCCAAAGTACATAAGCTGCTGCCATCCAGCTCTTTCCTACTCCCCTAAACGCTTCAATGATCCTTCTCTTAGGCCCATCTTGCATATATTCTGCAATATCTAACTGAATCGGTGTCGGTTTTGGTAATTGAAGGTGCGTCCACACCACTACCAGGAAATATCTGAAGTCATTACTGAATGGTTCAGGCAATGGTCCCCACTTCCCTTTCATTTATGCTCTCTTCTTCTGCAACTGCACCACATTCTCTATCTCAGGTAATGCTTTTGCTAACTCCCCAAAGCTTGTTTCTTCTACTGGTTGCGCACTGATCTGATTATCCTTCAGAAACTGCCTAATAATATTCAGATCTGCTGCATTTACTTCTCCCTCCTTCAATTTACTTAAACACCACTGTGCTAATAACTCATGCACATCTGCTAATACATCTGTCGATTTCATAATCCTTATGTAATAGGGGCGGGAGTCCTACCCACCACAGGAGAACTCCCTTCTTTGACACTCTAACGGGTGATGGGGAACATTCCTAGAGTGTCAACACTTCAAAAATAACAGTCCCTCACTGTCTGTCCATATATGAAGAGAGTTATACCCCCGTTCTATCTAAGATAATTCTTAGATTTTTACTGGAAAAATCTGAGAGGCTTATACGCTTATTGGGGATACAGCTTCACCCCCCATGCCTCTCCCCAATTAATTACACAGGGGCCACCCCCATCAATCTGTGACGAATATTGATAGTCAGGGGCTGGTCTTTGGCTGTTTCTTTTTAGCCGCCCATTGTCAAAAGAATCTAAATAGACTATGATGGATATATGGACGGAATCTGTTGAGACTGGCAAGTCTTTTATAGGATCGTCTAGCTTCACTGGTCGCCCCAGGTCGTAAAGAAAGAGGAGTCGCCCTCCTCACTGAACCTTGTTAACCCGCCACAATGTCAACACGATCAAGGATTGGAATCCTTAACCAAGACGGATCTATTGAATCTGTCTACCACCATTCAGATGGTTATCCACAATGGCTTGGTGTTGTACTGAAACGTCACTTCTCGAACTCTTTGAAAGTAAGGGATCTAATGGAAGGGGGAGACATTAGCTGCATCAGATCCAACACAGATTGGAACATGAAAGAGCTAGACGAACCCATCATTAGAACTTTCAAGATGAGGGGGGAAGAATGTCCATCAGCAGAACACGAAGACCTAAGAGATTTCCTGATGTATGACACGGTACAGATTGAATATTCCTACTTATGGAATCCAAACACGATGCACTGGGCTTGTTACAAAGCGAATTACGACATGGAGTGGATGATACCAAAAGCACCCACTCAAGAAGTAATTCCAGACAAGCACCCAGAAGAAGTAAGAACTAATAAAGTTCTTCTCTAGCTAATCCGTAAAAGCGGGGGACCAGGTGCAAACCCTGGCCTAGCTATTCCCTCTTAACTGAGGGATTGCCCACCACATAGGAATTTAATTATGCCTTCAGTAGTTTTTAATTTTGGAAATACTTCTAAGGAAGTAGATCTAAAAGATATTAATTCTGTTGATGATGTTGCTTCCAATATGAAGGAAGTAACAACAACTGAAAGATTAGACCGTCAAGAAAATTGGCGTGCAGGTTATGACGTATTAACCGAGGGTGCTCTCGGAGATTACCCTGAGGAATAACGTTTGACTCTCTCCCTCAGCCCTAATTACTGGGCTGACTGAGGGACTCAATCCCTCAATCCCACCACATAGGAGTTTCAAATGGCAAGAAGAACAAACGCTGAATTGTTAGAAGAAAACAGGACACTGAAGAAAGCACTCGAAGATAGAGACTCCGAGCTAATCAGCTGGGCTACCTATCAGAGAGACTTTGAAAACAGATGGGCTTTACATGCTGATGAATGGCACAACCTATATCAGGTTGATTGCCCTCAATACTGGGCCAACTTGATTAAATTCTTTGGCCAAGCAAAGCAAGAAGTTCTTTCCTTAGTACCTACTAACAGATGACTCGTTTAATTATTTACTCAGCCCTCACCATATTGGTGGGGAGCTGGGTTTTTTCTTCCCTATCCAATGGGGTAAAAGAGTCACCACTTGGTGAGACTCTTATTCAAAGACGCTTGCACATGGAGGAGCAATGGGAGCAATGAAACACCATCAACATGTTCTCGAAAGTAACAAGGCTTTGTTAGTTGAGTGCTGGTCACGCATGGAAACTAGTCGCAGCCCTGAGACACGTGAGAAAATGTCAAAGATTGTAGAAAGATTGCGCTCGGAGTTGCCTCAGCATATTGTGGAAGAGTGCAGACTATCTGCGCACGACCTGATAGCAGGTATCAAAGGTAAACGTCAGGATGACTGGCTCTTTAACGACTATGAAGAATGACTATACCCCTAGCAAATTCACTAGGGATAAAAAACTCTTCGAGTTATACCGTGAATGGCATAACTCTTTCTTCAAAACAGAGCCAAGCTCGCAGCAAATCATTGTTGCTTGCGAGTTCGGTTCCTATCTATTACAAAACCCACCACCAAAAGATGAATAAGGTAATGAATGGATCAGGTCAAGGCTTAAGACGATTTAAGCTAATGAATGGCCAAAGATATTGGATTGATAGTCCTAGTAATGAATGGCATCAATTCAATAAAAAACCAAGCCACAAAAACAAACGTAAACCAACCCATGAACAACCAAACTTATATCCCAAACACCCTTTCTTTCACGAATGAAGAAGATGTCTGATCATCCCTGGGTTCCATTAACGGAATCCAAACCGACTGCTAAACATGCTAACAACGATGAGCATGTCCTCTATCGCATGAGTGATTGGTCAATGTCCGCTAACTGGGAACACATACCTAAAGAAGCTACGCATTGGCAAATGATTGTTGACTCACCTCCAACTGATGAGGCTGCAACATGGGAAGAGATAGATGAAGCAGCTTTCAAAAGGCTATTGAAGCAGGAGTTTCCTGAGCCAATAGTTTCTAATCTTCTAATCGAATCAACCCTACGCAAATTCTGGAATCATGGATGATGCAGCACTAGCAGATGAGTTGGTTAACAAACCAATATCAGATGCTAAAGAAAACAAACTTCAAGTTGTCTTATCTCAACAGCTAATGACTAGGCTTAACTATCTAGCTGATGAACAGGGCTGTAATAAAGCTGACCTCGCCAGAAGAATCCTGACTGAGTGGTTTGAAAATAACTACGAAGACAAGATGAACTTCTGGGAGCAAGTGAATTGAATCTTGAGTTCAGAGAAAAACTTTGGTACTCAGATGAACAAACTCACGAGGCAACTTGCTCTCGAAAGAGAGATGCTAACGCTGGGGTGCGATCGAGTTCGACTCATCACACACAACCAGCAAAAGAAAAAGATGGAGTCTCTCTCTAAATGGGGAGAGGCTTTATCTGCCTATGGTGTAGATCAAATTGTTATCCACCTAAGGGCAGTAAGAAAAAGAATTGAGTCAGGCAAAGCAGGAGTTAGCTTTGCCCAACTACTTCCCATCACCCACTTGCCACCTCAGCAGGTAGCAGCAGCAAGCATAAGAACTGTAATTGATTCTTTATCTGCTTGTCCCACTCTTCACAGTATTTCAATGGACGTAGCTGACAAGCTATGGATTGAAACGATGTTGGATAGAGCTACTACTCAAGAGTTATTCAGGTTTAAGAAGGGTCGTAGTCGTCAGGCTCATAAGATGGCTGCCATCAGAAGGATGCAGCAAACAGAGATCTGGACTTCAAGAGAGAAGATTGCATCAGGTTTATTCCTAGTCAATCTCATCGCTAAAGAGACTGGACTCATTCAAATAGTTAGAGAAGATCTACCTCACAAAAAGCAGCGTGTTGTTAAAGCAACTGATGAGTGCATGGCATGGATCAATGAGGTTAAAGAACAGCAAGAGTTAATGACTCCTAACTACTTGCCTATGGTGATACCTCCTAAGCCTTGGTCTTCACCAAGCAACGGAGGTTATTACACAAAGACACCCTTGAAATTATTCAAGAGTAATAACGAGATCATTAAAGCCGACTCAAATGGTGATGAGATTTTCTATAAGGCAGCAAACATACATCAGTCTGTTGCCTGGAAAGTACACACTTGGATGTTGGAACAGGTAACACATGCCTATGACAACAACATAGAAGTTGGCTGCCTCTTACCTAGAGATGGATGGCCTATTCCTCCTTATCCTAAACACTTGGATGAAGAAGACTTAGGTGTACTCAAGTGGAGGAAGTCTGCAAAGATTCTCCATGAAAAGAATGATCGCACTAGGAACACACGCATAGCAAACGCAAAGATTATTTGGGTTGCTCGTAGGTTCCAAGAGGAGGAAGAGATATTCTTTCCTACCTCTATGGATTTCCGAGGAAGATTTTACTACCGACCTCCCTATCTAAATCCACAAGGCAATGATGTATCTAGGTCGTTGCTTCTATTTGCAAAGGCAAAGCCGATCACTGAAGAGAGTCATCTTGACTGGCTAAGAATACATGGAGCTAATCTCTATGGTCTTAAGTCGGACTGGCAGACTCGCATTGACTGGGTAAAGGAAAGAGAGCAGCTCATCTGTGGAGCTGGGCATGATCCTTGGATTAATGCTGAGTTCTGGATGAGAGCTGATAAACCTTGGAGTTTCTTAGCTTTCTGTCGTGAGTATTCCAACTTCCAAAGACATGGATGGGGATATGAATCTGCTCTACCTATCATGCTTGATTGCACTTGCTCAGGTATCCAACATTTCGCAGGAATATTGAGGAGTAAATCACTTGCTTCTGAAGTTAATCTTTATCCAAGTGATAGACCTCAAGATATCTATGCGACTGTCATTACCAAAGTCAATGAACATCTAAGAGATAGCACTGATGACCGAGCTAGGAAGTGGCTGATGCTGCAACCTGATCGTTCACTAGCTAAACCATGCGTAATGACCACGCCTTATGCAGCTAGTCGAACAGCGTTCTACTACTACGCTTACGACTGGGCGCAGAAGAGAGCTAAAGATCTATTCGGTAATGGATCTTGGACAGTTCAGAAGGGATGCATGACAACCATGCACTTCATGGCAAACATCTTGCATAAAGAATCAATCAAGGTAATTGCTCCAGCTGTAGAAGCTATGAATTATTTCAAAGCTATAGGTCTACGAGCTGGTAAAGAGAATAAGCCGCTGCAATGGAGATCCCCTAGTGGGTTACTCGTAGAACAGCGATACCAAAATCAAAGAGAATCTAGGATTCGTCTTAGATATCTCTCAGATGTCTCTCTTGATATACGGACAGTAGTTGAAACCGTAGGCCTAGACAAGACTCGGATGGCTAATGGTTTAACCGCCAATATTCTCCATAGTTTTGATTCATCTCACTACTCAATGGCTATTGTCCATGCTAGAAAGAAAGACCCCACCATAAACATAGGAGGTGTGCATGATTGCTTTGCCACTGACCCCGCAAGCATGAGCAAGCTAAGGGATTCTGTTAGGCATAGCTTTGCTGATCTATATCAAACAGATCGGCTATCACAAATTAAATCAAAGCTCGAATCACAAATCCAAGACAAAAAGGATCTACCTCCTGAGCCTGAACTCGGAGAGTTAGATCCATCTATTACAAAATCATCAACCTATTTCATCACATGATTAAATCAGAGATCTTAAACCTGACAACACCTCGATGCGGTTTTCAATTTGCCTGGTTAGTAGAGGCAGATACTAAATTTGAAACCCCAGGAGTATGGAAAGTTACATGCCTAATCGAACCTGAGAAGGCAACAGAAATTGAAGAGCAACTAACTGGATTACTAGACAGATGGAAGGCTCAACTTAAAGCAGCTGAACCTGATAAGAAGTTCAAACTTGCAGCCCTACCCTGGGGATATGAAGAGGCAGATGGCAAGCCTTACTTCCTAGTTAAAACCAAGATGAAAGTCGGAGGTATTAACCAGCAAGGTAAGCAATGGACTAACAGACCTCCTGTTCTACAGAACGCTCAAGGTCAACCAATGACTGAGGAAGAGAAGCAAGCAGTGAATAAGATGGGGCCAGGTACAGAAGGTCAAGTCTTTTTACGTTGTTCTGGTTACTCAGGAAACTTTGGAGTTGGTATCAAGATCCAACCTGAAGCTGCCATCATTCATAAGCATGTCGAATACTCAAAAAGTGCAACCTCCTACGGGTTTCAGACGGAAGAGGCGTCGGAGCCAGTCGCATGCCCAGCCCCAGCCCCAACCCCAACAGCAGTCTCATCAGGAGACGAGTTCTAAGTACAGAAGTAAATTTGAGAGTCGTGTAGCAGCGGCTCTCACTCAAAATAAAGTTGGGTTTACCTATGAAGATATGACCTTGCCTTACATTATTGAGGCGGTTTATAAACCTGACTTTATTCTGGACAACGGTGTAGTTGTAGAGACAAAAGGATTCTTTTCCTCTCAGGACAGACGCAAGATGCTTGCTGTTCAGAAGCAACACCCCGACTTAGATATTCGTTTGTGTTTTCAGAACGCAAAAGAAAAGATTAGCCGAGCCAAACGATCCGTTACTTATGGTCAGTGGGCTACAAGGCATGGATTCCAATGGTCTAATGGCACTATCCCCTCATCCTGGTATGACTAAAAGACAACGAGCAATAGCAGAAGATGAAACTTCTTTCATTTCTGCTAGGCAAATCAAAGTATTTACTATCAAGGTCATCGACCCTGATAAAGATAATAAATCTAGTCTTATATTCCAACGTGCATCAACAGCAGCTAAGGCAGTTGAAAAAATCAAGGCAGCAAATCCTGAATGGAAGTGTCTTGTGATTGATAGTCACGAGCCTAAGCCTTGGAGGAGAGATGAACGCTACTGATCGCATCAAGTATGCAGAACAAAGAATCAAGGAATTAAAACTCCTGATCCACCACTGGGAGAAAAATGAAAAGCAAAAGCAAGTACCTAAGGCATGAGCCTTGCCCTGAATGTGGCAGTAAGGATAACCTTGCAGTCTTTGATGACGGACATGCTCATTGCTTTGGATGCGACTACCAATACCAACCATCAAAAGAAAAAAAACCAAGACCAATGACAACAGCATCACCACCAAGACAAGTATCACCACTAATCAAGTTCATCAAACCAGCTGCACTGAAGAAGCGTGGCATCACAGAAGAAACTGTTGGTCGTTTTCCCTATGGCATAGCCGAGTATCACAATCAACCTGTTCAGGTTGCTAACTACTTCGACAACTTAGGTAGACCATGCGCTCAACATGTGCGCTTTAGAGATAAGAAGTTCATTTGGTTGGGTGATACCAGCAAGATGATGCTCTTCTCTCAGCACACCTGGAGACAAACAAACCAAGGTAATACTTTTGTCGTCATAACTGAAGGAGAGATAGATGCGATGTCTGTCTCTCAAGTACAAGGTAACAAGTTCCCTGTTGTGTCACTGCCAAATGGTGCGCAATCAGTTAAAAAGTATTTGTCCACACCTGAAGTACAGAAATGGTTAAACACATTTGTTCGGATTGTCCTTTGTTTGGATACGGATGAGCCTGGCATGGCTGCTGCCGAGAAAGCACTTGAAGTCTTACCTCTTGGTAAAGCAGCTATCTGTCGACTACCAAGAAAAGATGCTAATGAAATGCTCCTCGCAGGAGAGGGGGAAGAACTTAGGGACTTGCTTTGGAAAGCCGTACCTGCAAGACCTGATTCAATCATACAAGCCGCTGACCAGTGGGAAGCACTGATAAAACCTGGAGCATCAGCAGTCTGTGAATATCCTTGGCCTAAGTTGAACGATGCAACTAAGGGATACCGCAAGGGTGAGATGGTTACTGTCTGCGCAGGATCAGGCACTGGGAAATCAAGTATGTGTCGAGAGTTAGCCCACCATTTTCTAAGGAATCAATTGAAAGTGGGGTACATAGCACTCGAAGAAAGTATTCAACGAACACTGCAAGGAATAATTGGAGTTGAGTTATCAAGACCTCTTCACTTTGAAGAGAACCTTGCTGATGATGAAGAATTAAGGATGGCCTTTGACCGATTGCTCGGCACTGGTCGTCTCTTTTTATATGACCACTTTGGATCATTAGATCCTGATCGCTTGGTTGAACAGATTCAATATCTAGCTACAGCTGAGGGAGTTGATGTAGTAATCCTCGATCATTTAACGATAGTTATTTCTGGATTGATCGGAGATTTAGATGAACGTAAAGCACTTGATGTTACCTGTACCAAGCTGCGACAAGTAGTAGAGAGTACAGGTGTTGGCCTCATCATCGTGTCACATTTAAAAAGACCTGAAGGTAGAGGACATGAAGAGGGAACTCAGGTTTCTCTCTCCCACCTGCGCTCATCACATAGCGTTGCACAACTAAGTGACTTAGTTCTTGCAGCCGAAAGAAACCAACAAGGCGACCCAGCTGAGAGATCAGAACTCCAGTTGCGCCTATTAAAAAATCGCTTTAGTGGGGTCACTGGCCCTATGGATAAGCTGCTCTACGACCAGCAAACAGGTCGACTAAAACTACCCCTATTCGCACTATGACTTTATTAATTGATGCTGACTGGCTGATCTATTCCTCCTGTTGTGCATGTGAATGTGATGTCCAATGGGATGAACATCTTCATACTCTCTACTTAGATGAACGTGATGCAATGCAACTGATTGAAGATCGTGTTGCTCAGTATCAGATCATCAGCCCAGGTCAAGCAATCATGTGCTTCTCTGATTATCCCACCTTCAGACATGGAATCTATCAAGACTACAAAGCTAATCGACTAGGTAAACGTAAGCCTCTTGGCCTTAAGAAGATAAGAGAGAGAGTAGCAAAAGAATTTCACTCCATTAGTTTCGATGGCTTAGAAGGTGATGATGTTATGGGGTTACTTGCAACAGGACAACAGCACGACAATCCTGTAATTGTGTCGCCTGATAAAGACATGAGAGGTGTGCCTTGTACTCTATTAGCTAATGATGATCTTGAATTAATTACCCGCAAGAAAGCTGATAGACACTGGATGATGCAGACTTTGAGTGGTGATAAGACAGATAATATAGAAGGCTTAGTTGGAGTGGGGCCAGTAACAGCAGGGAAACTATTAGGTGACGCTGAAATCCTTGAAGAAATGTGGGCTAAGGTTCACGCTGCCTATGTTAAGAAGAAGAAAACTTATGCTGATGCTGTATTAACTGCACGTTTAACTCGCATCCTTAGAGATGGAGAATATAACCATGTAACAGGAGAAGTAAAGTTATGGGAACCTTCTAGGTTTTAGTGTCGCTACTTGTTTCTCAAGTGCATTAACTCTATGAAACAGTTCACGGATATCTCTCTCTTTCCGTGAGCTGTTATTACTTATGGCAACGACCACAGTTGTAGCAGCAACACCAATAAGAGCAGCCCATATTTCAGTCATACTTTAGGAACCCACTCTCTACCTGTAAAAATCATATCTTTACCACTAGTACCTCCAGTGTTTACAACGTCACCTGTTTTCCAGAAACCATGTGTTCCATCAGGGCCAAGAGATCTATTGGAACCTGACCCTGTATTTTCTCCAGCCATAGCGGCTCCAGCTGAACACATAGTGTTAAATGTATTTATTGTAGTTTAACGCTAATGTTGAGTAGTGTTTCTTTTTATTTATGGCAGACCAACAGACCGTCCCTCCTTCAAACAAGAAGGAAGAAAAGAAAAAGAGCGTATTAAATAAACTTCAGGAACTTACACCCGACAAAGATGAACAGATTGCTTTGGTCGGAGTTGCTGTGCGTTTGGGAATTGTGATTTGGAGTGGGTTCTGCTTGACTTTGGCGTACATAGATATCCCAGGATTCGCTAAGCAAACCTTCGATCCGACATTTATTGCCTCGATTTTCACGAGCACTTTAACTACTTTCGGGGTTCAGGCTGCATCTAAGAAGGGTGGCGGTGGTGTATCTAAGGAGGAGATGCAGAAGATGATGGCTGCTAACCAAGCTGGTGTTGGTGAGCAGATTATCCGTGTTCAAACTCCTATTAAAATTCAGTCACCAGATGGCGGTGAACTTCAGCAAGTAGTTCAACCTCAACCTCAAACCCCACCTAAAGACGCATGAAGAGATTACTTTTCCTTTTATTCCTAGCAGCTCCTGCTCAGGCAGATATTCACCATGCTATAACCACGAGCACTCAGCTCACTGTTAACGCTGCTGCAACTCAGGCCCAAAGGATTGGGTCATCTTTCTCTGTATCAGGATCGAACATTGACACCACTGATGGCACAACTGCGTCAACCGTCTCAGCAGGGACAATTACGAGTGGCGTTTATTCGCCTGGAGCGATTGCTGCAACACAAGATACACCAGGAGCCGCATTCTCGTTTTCGCAATCATATACGCAAGCAGATGCTGTACCTACTTCGGCTCCCTCGGTAGGAGCTGTAGGTAATTTTAGTAACGTAACTTCCACTGCTGCTGGTGTTGCTGGTTCTTTAGCAGGTACGATTACATCTGCTGGTGTATTAACATTAACGGCTGGTGGTGCAGGTACTTCTGCAATTGGAAGCATGGAGAGTGCTTTAACTATTAAGTAATGAAGCGGTTTTTGCCACTGTTATTACTTATAAGTTCCCCTGCTTATAGTGTACCTGTTGTGCCAAACTTTTCTCAAGGAAGTATGACCAGCACAACCCGTACTGTTTCAACAGTGGTAGAAAATATAGTATCCCACGATTACAATACAGGCCATCAATATTCAGTTAACGGTTCTAATTTGACTATAAGTGGATCAACAATTTCTCCCGATAGTGCCTCTGTAACAGGAACAATCAATGGACAATCACAATCATGGACTGGTTTAGACCTCACCACAAAACCAAACGTGACAATTACGAACACCTCTCAACCGTTTCAGTATGTAGAAACGTATCGAGGGCCAGGTCTATCCAACATGACAACCATTCAACGAACAACAAATATAGAAAGCACTACAGAAACTACCTCGGTATTTGCGCAGTAGTTCTTTTATATGGAGGGAGTGCTGTAGCACAGACCAGTTCTACAGCAGCTCCCGTTGCTAATAGTAGTGGGAGTGTAACCAATATGGGAATTCAGAACCTGCCAGGTAACAGTGTTACCAACCATTATGGAGGGAATATTATATGTCAAGGACCGATGTTAACTATATCTCCATTCGTGACCGATTCACATTCTTTCAGCACTCCCAGGGAGTATTGGTATGATGCGCCCTCATATAATGACGATGGATCACTCTCTCATCACGTGGCTACTAGAACTGGACAGAAAGATAACTTTGCTTTGAACTTAGGAGTATCTGCTAACTTCTCAATTCCATTAGATAATTCATTACAAAGAAGATGCAAGTCTGCTGTAGATAAGCAGCTTGCTTTACAACAAGAGCTAGTAAATTTTAAAAGATTAGATTTTGAAATTAGTCGTCTTAAAAACTGTGGTGAACTAATGATGAAGGGTATTGAGTTTCATCCTAAATCTCCTTATTACAAAGTTTGTGCTGACGTAGTTATACGACCAAAGCCAGGACAAGTATTACCTCATCGACACACACTTAAACCTTTAAAGGTGGTAGTCCCTTCTTCTCCCGATAAGAATTAGCCCTCTTTTCTGAAGGAGTTAAGTCCCTAACAGGCTTACCAAGTTTCTTTTTAATCTTATTAATTATCTGCTTGACTATTGGCTTCACTATCTTAAGAAGAATTGGGGTTGCCAAAGCGGCAGAAGTGGCAATAAGAGTAATCCCAGTAGTACTAACGACTTGAGGAGCAGTGGGAATTGCATTAATAACTTGTTGCTGCACTGTTAGTTTCTTGTATTGAGTGATGCAGCGATTGCCTATTAGTTGATATGCAATTATTTCTTTCCGTCCATCCTCGATTTTAGTTCCAACTTCCGCTGCTCCAGGTGGCGGGCAATCCTCGATTTCCTTGGAGGGAGGTGCATCCGCTGCTGGGATGGGTGGTTGTGGATATCTTTGTTCCTCGTTCTTCGGTGGATATACAAGTTCTTCTGGCGTGTAATCCATTGCGTTGTAGCTTGGATACTCCGCTTGGCATAAGACAACATTTCCTTTTGGGTCGTTAGTTAGTAATGCACTATTCTCTCTTGAATTTCTTCTTGCTTCAACACATCCAGGCATATTTACAACAGGAAAACCTAGTTGAAGTGTGACTGGTGCTTGGATATTTAAAGATTGAGGTGGATGTATTTGCCATACCCGTATAGATGGGGTTTCAATCTTAGGTATCCCCATCAAGAATCATATTAATAAGAATAGTCTTACTGTAATGGCTAGGAGTATGCGCAATTTCTCTTAACTCTCTATTAGATTTAGTCGCCAAATAAGAACGATAACTATCAATAGGATCAGGACTTCTATAAACGAAGAGAGATCCTATTGCGTTTAGTAAGTTCATTCAATTAAATCTTTTTCTAACTCTTCTGCTTTGGCAGCAAGTCCAGTAAATAATCCATGTTGAGGATGATTGCTTCGATGACGACCATCAAGAACATAGAGGCGATCCATTCTTAATCCCCTTTGGCGTTGTTCTTCAGTCCATTCTTTACCCATTTCAAATTTCATTAGAACTTAGGGAATTGAGGAAGTCTGGATGGAGCTGCTGTTGGCAATGCTGGACTTGATAAGCCAGGTAACTTAATTGATTTAGTGACTTGCTCTACTGCTTTCTGCATCAAGGCATCCTTGTTTCCTTGGAACCAGAAGAAGCCATATGCCCCGCCACCAACAATAGCTATGACACCAACGCCACTAGCTATTGCAATACCGTCAATGATTTTTCTCATGCTAGTTTGTTAGCTACTAAGTGAGCAGTGTAGTCAGTCTTCACTTGGTTAGTCCAAGCTGCGTTGCAGATTGCCTGAACGTCTGCGTCTTCCCCAGAGATATTTGTATCTACTAGGTTATCACTTGCATCTAGTGTTCCTGGTACAATTGCTTTTCTATGAAAGGAACGGGTAAGTTCTTTACCATCTTCTTTGATGACGGTTGCAGTTCTTACTTGTACGTTCCATTTTGAAACGACTTCTATTTTGTCGTTTTCTGTTGTCTTTGTTAATGCCATAATTATGCTGTTGTTTGATAAGTAACTTGTACCCACATATAATAAACACTACCACCTGCACTTCTCATCACAATTTCAGCTGAAGTATTTAAATAACTAGTCTTAAATGCCATATCGTCATTAGTGTCATATTGTTCAAAAAGCACTGGTTTATTCTCAAGACTATTAATAGTAGCACTGGTAAAAGGTAGTCCAGTTATTTTTTGTCCAGCAGACCACGCTCCGTTACCACCACTTTGATAATACTCAATCCAGCAATGTACAGTCGCACCAATTTTTACATAATTTGCTCCTCTTAATGTTGCTGTAGTAAAGGTAGAACTAGGAGTGAAAGTTCCCTCTTCATAATCGTCTAAAAGTTCTGAAGTACCTGTACCTGAAGTAGCACTAAAGTCAATACCGTGACCAGACGTTCCTATTACTAGATCTCCGTCATTTATTTTTGCATTTCCATTTGCATAAACTCTAAATTTCTCTGCTGTAGTGCTACTTGTAGTTGCGTTGAAGATTATATCATCATCATTTTTATAGGAATAAACATTGCAATTACCGTTTGCTGCTAATACAAATTTTTCGCTAGATCCAGTATCACTTAGTTGTAACTTTGCACCTGTCGATCCAGCAATGATTGCAGTACCATCTCCACTTCCGTTATACGTTTCTAGATGCCAAGTACCGCTTTCACCTGAATCTCCTCCGACTTTAAGAGTAGTTCCATCATAGGTAAGATTTGCCTCACCTTGCATAGCATTAGAACCTGTCACTGTAACAACTGTATTATCAGTTGATCCAGATAAGGTTGCTCCACTAGTAGGTAAAGTTTCAAAAGCTGGAGGTGATCCAGCTCCTGTTGATGTTAATACTTGTCCATCTGTACCCGGTCCTACTGCTACTGGATTACCTGATGCATCATAGCTGATAATTTTACCATCTACACCTGCTTTAATTTCAGTTATATCAATAGCATCATTAGCTACTTTATCTTGGGTTACAGCATCATCTGCTATACCACTTGTTTTTACTTGTGTTAATGCCATTAAGGATCTCCAATAGTTAATGTACCAGCATCTTTCTGACGAATGATTTCAGCATATTCAGTATTACCTGCATCTAAAGGTACTGAATACCAAACATTATCTATTTTGGCA